GCCCGCCCCGGTCTCGTCCATCGCCTTCTTCAACTCGTCGCCAAGGCCGGCCGCTTCCGCGTAATGGCCCAGAGCGGCGCGCGACTGCGCGACCTTGTTCTCGAAGGCCTGGCCCCATTCTGTCTTGAGCGAATCGATGCGCTCGGCTCGGGTGCCTTCCGCGCTCGCCCGCTGCGCCGCGATCGACGCGCCGGCCCGCTCGTAGAGCCAGCCCGTCATGGTCTCGAACTGCTTCTGGCTGAGGCCAGCCCCGTGGGCGGCGGCCATCACCGATTCGGCGTAGGCCTTCTCGGCCGGCGGGAAGCCCTCGGGCACCTTGAGCTTGTAGTCGTCGGGCTTGGCCGGGCGGCCGAGCCTGTCATAGACCGGCGCCCAGTCTTCCGGCTTGTCGCTGGTCGGCAGCCGCAGGAGCTGGTCCTTTGGCACGCCGATCATCTTCTGGGCGTTGTAGTAGGAGTCGGCCAGGGCATCGATCGACTTGATGTCCTTGAACGCCGCCTCGCCCCGGATCTTCTCGGGCAGCTGCTCGGCGAACGGCTTGTTCAGCTTGACGTAGCGGCTGGCAAGGTCACCGACGTCCTTGACGTCACTCAGCGAGGCGTGGCCGCGAACGTCGGGTGGCAGGGAAGCGGTCCATTCCCCCGCAGACGCGGCCGGGGGAGGAGGCGTCGCGCCATTGGACTGGGGAGTGGCTGATTGTGTGCCGTCGTCGGCCATGGAACCGTGAAGTACAGTGGGGTAACTGGATACCGTGTCCTAGAGGATGCGGTTTACCCCTGTTCGCCGCCCTCGTCCAGACGTTCGGCCGCCAGCGCCATCAGGGCGGTCTCGTCGAAGCGCATCTGCTGGAGGATTTCGAGCACGATCGAGCGCCGCCCGGCCGCGAACTTGCCCGGCTCGGCCTCGAGGATTCCGGCGCGGGCGACCAGGTCCTTCAGGACAACCTGGCCGTCGATCGAGCCGAAGACGTCCTTGTAGGCCTTGATCAGCGCGATGCGCCGGCGCAGCGGGCCGGGGATCAGGCTCAGGCTCATGCGTGGCGGCGCTGAACCGTGGACCGGCTGAAGCCCAGGCCATCGGTCTGGTAGCCCAGACGCTCGATGAAGCGGGCGAACTCGGGCGTGTGGATGCCGACCTTGTAGATCAGGGCGGCATCGAAGTCGGGCCGCACGCCCTGCGGCCAGATCTGCCGGCCGCGCTCCTCGATCCTGGCCTTGATCTCGTCACGCAGGATCGAGTCGAGCGAGGCATACATCTCCCAGTGCGGCGCGCAGAAATGGATGTCGACCAGCATCATGCGGATCGGCGTGTGCTGGTGGTTCTCCTCGCCCGCCGCCCTGGCGGGGACGAACAGGCGAGGGGTCCACTCGGGCAGCGCCAGACAGCCGGCCGCGTTGCACGACAGGACCAGTTCAGGTGCGTTCACTGCTGGGCCTCGGCGAACGCCGCGGTGCCCTGGCCGGCGCTCTTGAAGGCGTCGCCGTAGTTGGCGGCGGCCTCCGAGCCCGCCATCAGCTGCTCGGCCTGCGCCTTGGCCTGCTGCTCCTGCTGGAGCTTGGCCGGCGACTTCAACGTCACCGCCGGGGCGTGCAGGTCGATGGCGGCCAGCCGCATGATGGCCTCGTGGTCGATGATGTCGGGAGCGTTCGGATTGAGCGTCTTTAAGGTCGCCTGCAGTTGGATCATGCGGCTCACGCTGTCCATCTCGCTCGAGCGCTGGGCAATCGCGATCGGGCTTACATACTCGACGTGCCACTCCCTGCCCTTCTGCATCAGGACGTCGGGCGGCGGCGGGAAAGGCGAGCCCTCGCCGAACTGCAGGCGCAGCGACTTGCGCCACAGGATCATGAAGGTGCGGTCAATCAGCGGGCCTAAATACTCGGCCTGGAGCCGGGCGAGCAACGGCGACAAAAGCCGCATGCGGTCGTCGCGCTGCTGCAGTACCCAGGTCGCCGTGACACCCTTGCCGGCGCCGGCGAGGTCGTTGGGGTTGGCCGTCGGCATGGTCATCCATTCGACGAAGAACGCCCGGTTAATCTGGCCGCGCAGATCCTGCAGCATGTCCTTGCCGACTTCCCATCTTCCCCGCGTCTCGATCGGGGTGATGCGCGCCTGGGCGGGCGAGTTGGCGCGGTAGTAGTTCTGGCTGCCCGGCACCGTCTTGATCGGCAGCAGGAAGCCGTCGTCGGGGATCTGCAGCGGCGGGTCGACCAGCTTCTGGCCGCTCTTGATGGTGAGCTTCAAAAGTTCGTTGAGCATTTTCATGTCGGGGAGGGCGGTCATCCCGCAGCCCCGGCCGTAGATTTCGTTGCTCGCCTTCGACAGCCTCGGGCACAGGTAGGGGAACTCGTCGAAGCCGCCCTCGCGCACGATCTGGCAGTCCTCCTCGGCGACGTAGACCGACTCCCACGCCTTGTGCTTGGCCTCGCCGGCGCGGTCGGGATTTCTGACCGGCCGCGGCCTGACCGAATGCAGGAAATTGAACTTGGGCTCGGTGTCGCCAGCCTCGTAGGCCTTCCACACCTTCTCGGTGACGAAGCCCGCCTCGACCGCCTGCTTGGCCGTCCACTTCCACTTGCGGATCAGCGCGTCGACCCGGTCCTCCTCGTTCTCAAACAGCACGCATTCCTTGAGGCCCCTGGTCGAGAACAGGATGCCGCTGCGCTCGCTCTCCAGTTCGGCCATCACGGCCGTGCCGATCGAGCCGAGGTCGAGGTACAGCTCGTGGCTCTGGCTGGCGAAGTTGTGCCGGGGGCCGTTGAAATACGAATACATCTCGTTGTCGACGGCATCCCACCACGCCCGCACGCTCTGCATGTTGTCGATGCGCTCGTCGTCGCAGCGCGACGCGAACCAGCGCAGGGTCTGACTGGTCAGGAGCGAGTGCAGGCCGTTGGCAAACTGGATCAGCGCAAAGATCGGCGTCGCGTCGTAGACCTGCTGGTTGCGCTTCATGCCCGGTGTCAGCTCGACGAAGTAGTCCTTGCGCTCGGGCAGGCACAGTTCGGCGATCTGCTGCCAGTGGGTCTTCCAGGTACCACGGTCGCTGTCGGCCTTGTTCCAGCCGTTGACGACCTCGCGTGCGCGCTCGTCCATAGGCTAGGCCCCCAAAAGCGTCTTCTTCTTGATCTCGGTGCGGTCCATCGGCGAGGCCTGGCCGACCACCGGCGGCTCGGGAACAGGCTCGGCCGTCAGCTTGGTCGGCTTGACCGGGGCCGGCGGGGCCGCGGGTGCCGCAGCCGGTGCGGCTCTCGCTGGGGCCGCCGGTGCCGCAGCCGCAGCCGCGTCCGCCCCCGCCCCCGGCCAGCGGATGTTGCCCTGCGCGTCCTTCCCGAACTCCTGGGCGGCCATCGCCTCGGCGAGAACAGTCATGATCAGGTCCTCCTATGAACCAAGAAGCGTCTTCTTCTTCGTCTTCGTCTCGCTGGTGTCGCCCAACCCGCCAGTCATCACCGTGCCCTGCACGCCGCGCGCCGGGTCGGGGGCCTCCGCTTCCATCTTGGGCTTGGCGGTTTCCTTCTCGGGCACCGGCTCGGGCTCGACCGCGGCGACCGGCTGCGGCAGGTCCGGCATCTGCATCTGCTGCGGCATGACCTGCGCGCCGCCGCCGCCGCTCGACTGACGGCTCGACGACGAGATCATGGTGTAGGCCGTGCCGGCCACGGCAACGGCCGCGGTGGTCACGGCAGCGATGGTGGCGACTGAAGACATCTCACTCTCCCGTGATGATGACGGTGTTCAGCTTGTCGCGGCGCGAGGCGAGCATCTCTGACTCCCCGGTCAATTCGTCCTCCGCTTCCGCCACCGTCTTTGCTTTCGTCGCGTAGAACATGGTGAGCGCGAAGTCGGTCACCGACAGGAAGGCCTGCTTGCGCCCGGCACTGGCCGGCAGGACGCTGTAGCCCTCCAGCCGCAGCGGCTCGTCCTTGCCGACATAGACGTTGGCCGAGCCGGCCAGCACCACGATGGTCGGCACCCGCACCAGGCAGCAGGCCAGCAGATGACCGGCCGGGATGTAGCACGTCCGGGCATACATCCCGCCATGCAGGACGTGGTGCATGCGAACCGGCACCTGGGGCAGCGTCTCCAGTTGGGCCTGCAGTTCGCGCACCATGGCGATGGCGTGCGCGTCCATCGCCGGCACCGCGGGAGCGGCTATGAGGTCATGAGCCATTGGAATAGCTCTTGAAGAAGGTGCGGCCGACCTCGCGGAAGCCGCACTTTGGCAGGACCTCCGCCAGCTTGCCGCCGAGCGGTGCTGAGACCGCCAGGCCCGGCGCCTTGTGCGACCGCGCCCACGCCTCGGCCGCCGCCAGAAGCTTCAGGCCGGCCCCGGTGCTGCGCCAGGCCTTGGCGACGAAGAACGCCTCGGTGCAGGCGAGCCGCACGCCGTACTCGGGCATCATCGTCATGATGACGACGACGAAGCCGGCCAGCACACCGGGGCCCGCGTCTGACGCGGCCTTGTCGCGGGCGGCGAAGACATGCAGGGTGCCGACCTCCTCCATCGTCCGGTAGGTCTGCCAGTCGACCCTCGGCCACGGCATCTCGGGCATGCCGGCCTCGAGCGCGTACTCGACGACCAGGTCGTCGAAGTTGGGCGCGGTCCTGATGTCGTCGGGCGAGCAGGCTTCGATGATCATGACTGCCCCCCATGCACGACCTTCTCGGTGTCGACGATCGACCAGCCGCCCGGCGTCGGGTTCGACTGCGGCCAGCGCTGCATGCCGGGCGGGTAGGGCACCGGAGAGAAGTAGTTGTCCTGGGCGGTCGGCAACGTCGGCGGCTTGATCTGGCCCGCCAGGATGATGTTGGCGAGAGCCAGTATCTCGTCGACGTCGTCTTGCGTCACCGTGCCGTGCTCGATCAGCCAGACGGTGATTGCGTCGACCAGGTTCCTCTGGACGACGATGCCGGGGAAGTACGCCTCGAGCACCGCATCGATGTCGAACTCGGGCACGTCGTCATAGCCGCTGATCCGCACCGAGCCGGTCGCCGGGAAGCCGCCGCCGGTCGAATCGGTCGTGCGCCACGATCCGTCGGAGGTGATGCGGATGATCGGCACCTGGGTCATACGTTTGCCCCGATTGCCGTCGCCCACGCCTGCACGTTGGTGTACTGCGCCGCCTCCTGCGCCGAGCTGAGCGATGCGCCGATGCAGCCAAAGGCGATCTGGGCCGTCGATGGAGTAGTAGGAGTACCAGCAACATTATGCGCGCATATGAAGATGGTGGTGGTCGGCAATGACGCCGTGAACGTGCCAGGCACGGGAGTCGTGATCGTCGCTCCGTTCTTCCAGAATTGCAGGAGATTGCCCGGTGTCGACGTGCGCGAGACCGCCGACCAGCCAGCGGAGGTTGCTACTGTGGCAGTGGAGTTTACTGACGTGCAGTTAGCCTGGCCCCCCAAGAAGTTTGTCGTGCCGCGTGTTCGCAGGAAAAGACCTCGCGTCGCGGCTTCGTTCACGCCAGCCGCCGAAGTGTTCACAGCAAGGTTGTCGCGCTGGTAGACAGCAAGCCTGAGATTGGCTCCGCTCATCGCAACCGAATGGACCGACTGTATGAACCCTGTGCTGAGATAGCTCGTCGTGCCGTTACCGGCATAGCCGCGGTCGGCCGTGAAGGTCGGCACATTGACCGCCGTGGCCAGCCGGCGCTGCTTCAGCGACGTCAGGCCCCCGATCGCATCCTCGCCCCACAGCGGCCAGTAGTCGTCGGTCAGCGCCCACGTCCCGGCCGCCTTCTCGGCGACGATGAAAGTGTCGACGATCGCCAGCCGGCCGGCGCTGACAGTGCCGCCGTTGGCCACCACGCTGGCCTGCCAGGCGAGGGCGGCGGCATCGCCCGAAGGGATCGCCAGCAGGTGGGCGCGGGCGTTCATGTGAGCCCGGTGCCGCTGATCAGCCAGCGCGTGGCTGTGACCTTGAGCGCCGTTGCCATGCCGCCGGCCGCCAGGATGCGTGACCCGGTCGTCGTGCCGGGCGACCACACCAGCGTGTCGGTCGTGATGGCGATGGTGATGGCATTGGCCGAGTCGTTGACAAAGCTGAGCGTGGTCCCGATCGGGTAGGCCACCGTGCCGTTGGCCGGGATGGTCCATGTCGCCGCCGCCGCCGCGACCGCGTGGTAGACGTGCTTGCCGGCATCGGCCAGGACCGTGGTGTAGGTGCTGGCCTGGACGTTCTGCGGGATGTCGAGGTAGCCGACGGTAAATCCGCCTGTCGTGACGGCTCCGCTGAACGTGCCGGTCGTGGCCGTCAGTCCCGCCGTCGTCAGGGTGCCCGGTCCGCTCAGCGTGCCGCCCGCCAGCGGCAGGTAGGCAGCGGACACGTTGGCTGGCGTCATGTAGTCGGTTCCGGCAACCGCGGCACTCAGCGCCGTGGCGTTGCCCTTGACCAGGCCGTTGACCGTGGTCGAGAGCGTGATCGCCGGCGTGGTGCCCGCCGTCGCCACCGTGCCGGCCAGCCCGTTGGCCGAGACCACCGAGACGGTCGAGACCGTGCCGGTGACCGAGATCGGCGCGTAGCGTGCATCGGCATTGGCCCGCGTCGGGATGTCGGTGGTGTTGGCCACGCCGATCAGGCGCTTGGTGAAGGCCGCCGCCGCGGTCTGCTCGACCAGGCCTGCCGTGGCGCTGAGCCCGGCCAGCGCGGTGAGGTCGGCATCGAGCGGCTGGTAGGCCGCCGACACATTGCCCGGCGTCATGTAGTCGGTGCCGGCCACGGCCGCCGAGATCGCCGTTGCATTGCCCTTGAGCAGCCCGCTGATGGTCGTCGACAGGGTAATGCTGGCCGCCGCCGTGGGCGTCGCCACGGTGCCGGCAAAGCCGTTGGCCGAGGCGACCGCAACGCTGGTCACTGTTCCGCTGCTCGCCGTGTAGCCCTGGTCCTTGACGAACTTGGTCGTCGCCACCGTCGAGTCGTTGCTGCCGACGGCGATCGCCGTGCTCATGGTCGCCGTCGTGCCGACGAGCGCGCCGGTCATCGTGTCGCCGGCCACGTTGACGTAGCGGAGGTCAGCGGCAGCCTCGGTGATGCCACCACCACCGCCACCGGGGCCGCTGGTGTATTCCTGGCGGATGTCGGCATCGGCCGAGCCGCTGTAGAGCCCGGCGGTCGCGTTGTGGACGTTGCCGCGCAGGATCACCGGAGCGGTGGCCGCGGCGCAGTCGACCTTCCAGGCAAAGCCGGTGGTGTTCTCGCTGTCGACATCGACGATGATGTCCTCGATGGTCGTCGCCGCTGCGTCGATCCAGCAGGCATCGCCGTTCGCGCTGATCACCTTGGTCTTGCCAACATGAATATTCTTGACCGTGCCGACCAGTGCTTCGCTGGTGTCGGTGATGTAGACGCCGGGACCGAAGCAGTTCTTGATCAGGCTGCCGGGACGGATGTTCACATTGGTGCAGTTGGCAATCATGATGCCGTTGAAGCACGATACGTTGTAGCCATCCGTATTGAGCGCCATCACCGGACCAAAGGTGCCGCCATCAGTGTCCTCGACACGCAGCGCATCCTCGTTGCCACCTGGTGCCGAACCGTAGCTGGCGTTCTGGACAAGGATCGGGCCGATGTCGATGCCAACCAGGCGCGCATCAAGCACGCTATCGACATTGATCTTGACGCCGCAGCGCATCGAGTTGATGGCCGTGATCCGCCCAATGGTAATGTTCTTAGTCGTGACCGTCGAACCGACTTGACCGCCGCAGCGCCATGTATGCTCGGTACCACCGCGTCCCCAGATGCTGCCGATGTTGACGTCTTGCGCCGCGCTGGTGCTGAACATTGGTGCACGGGTTTCCAACGTATAGAGCGGGCTGATCACGTCGCCCCACAGCTCGAGCGCCGAGAAGCCGATGATGTTGCGGATCATCATGCCACGCTTGATCGAGATGCACTTCCAGGTGCGGATGCGGATGTTGCTGGCGGGCGTCGCCGTGACATTGCTGCCGCACAGGCCGGAAGCGTCATAATTCTCGGTGTAGATGTCGCCGCCTGTGATGTTATTGCCGAGCAGGCGCACGGCACCGGAGTTGAAGGTGAGACTGTTGGCCGACTGTGCGTCGGCCACCAGCCGTATGGAGCCGAAGGTGCAGCCAGTAAGTATCTGCACCGGGCTGGTACAGGTCACTGCCGGCGTCGTCACATGCAGGTCGTCGAAGCTGCCGCCCGTGATGTTGACGATGTCGTTGCTGCCGGTGACCGTGCCGTCGGCGCGCAGGATCGCGCCATTGAACTTGATGACGAGGCCGGTCGGAAAGGTAATGCGCGAGATCGTGTAGGTGATCGGCGAGAAGTGCAGCGGAACACCAGCCGCTAGGGCGGCGTTGGCCGCCGCCAGGATCGCTGCCGTGGCGTTGCCGACGCTGGTCGCGCCAAAATCGGCAACGTGCATGAACTGCAAGTCGGGCGGCGGCAGGATTTCGGCGACGACGTCGGCGATCTGGTCGATCGTCACCCGGCGGCTCGAGCCGACCTGGCTCACCTCTATAAGGTCGGCACCGCCGGGCACCGTCGCCGGCAGGTCGACGATGGTCTTGTAGGTCGTCATGGCTTCCTGGGCCGACCGCGAGGCCGCGGGGGAGCCGCGGGAGCCGGATACTCAACCTTCGCTGCCGCCGCCGCCGGGAGAGTCCCGGCAGGCTTCCTGGCAGCCGCGGTCGCGACGAACGGCGTGCCGATGACGATTCGGGTGCGATTGAACGGGCCGCGCACGCGCAGCACGCGGGCCCCCTAGATGCCCTGGCCGAGCGTGGCGTAGAGCGTCGCCGTCCCCGCCGCGCCGACGATCGAGATGATGTGCGTCGTCCCCGCCGGCACCCAGAACACCTCGGTGTTGCCGGCCGGCACCGGAACCGACGTGTCGTTGGTGATCGCCGCGACATCGGTCGAGGAGCCGAACTTCACGAAGGCAAGGCCAGTGCCGCCATTGACCACCCGGCAGGTCGCCGGCATCTCGGGGTTGCCGGCACGCGGCCCGCTCACCAGGAGCGTCGCCGCGCTCGAGCCGGTCGCCGCCACCGTGACGGTGTTGCCGGTGGCCACGAATGGCCGCACGTCTGTGGGATTCATGTCGTCCTGATCTCCACGTTGGCGGTCGGGCCCTCGGTGTGAAAAGGCCAGTCGCAGGTCAGCGTCGTCGCCGTCAGCGCCAGGATGGTGCGATCGCCATTGTTCAGCCCGCCCTCGGTGCCCGCGATCTCGATCAGGTCGCCGACCTTGAAAACCAGGAAATTGGACGCCCCCGCAGTCAGGACCGACCCGGCAAAGGTCGCGGTGGCCACGACCTCCTTGGACAGGCCCTTGTCGAGGGTGGTCTCGCTGCTGACCATCCGGCTCGCCGGCCGCGAGCGGAAGAAGCTCTTAGTTTCCCTTGTCCCCTGGTCCAACATGAGCCTTCTCCCTGTATTCGCCGCACCAGTGGTCGTCGGTGATCTCGACCGCCTGCGGAAATCGGTGGCAGCGCCGCATCAACACGGCGTTCGGCACTTTCGGCGTCCACTCAACCCTGAACCGGCAGCGGCTGCAGGCCGGATCGGCCGGCAGGGCCGCCAACGCGGGAACGACGACCGGCTCCACTTTCTTGGCGCGCATGAGGTAACAGGATACCGCGCCCCTCGCGCCATTACAACGCAGCCACCAGATCGGCTATAGTGAAGCGGGAACCGCCACCACCCGTGGGCGTTCACCGACCAGGGAGACACCCGCCATGGCCGCCAAGAAGAAGCCCGCCTACGACACCGACACCTGGATCGTGACGATCGACGGCACCCCCACCGAGGTCGCCGCGCAAAGCCTCGAACTGGCCGTCGAAGGCCTCGTCTTCTCGACCGGCGAGACCATCGTGCGCGCCGTCGCCCCCGGCCACTGGTCGACCGTCGAACTCAAGCCGCCGCCCCCCGAGACCGCCGAGGCCTAGCGACCTCAGAAGGCGCTCACATGGTCGAGTCCGTCATCCTGCTGCTGATCTACATCTGCCTGGTCGCGGCCGTCGTCTGGCTCGTCATCTGGGTGCTCGGCCAGATCGGCATCCCGCTGCCCGACATGGTCGTCAAGATCATGTGGGTGATAGCCGTCCTCGTCATCCTGCTCCTGCTGTGGCGCATGCTCGGGCCCGCGCTCCGCATCTAGCGCTAAAAAATAATGTGGATAAAAAAAGCGAACACCCATGCACAACCATGCACAACCATGCACACCAAGAGACACCAAGAGACACCAAGAGACTTAACGAGAGCTAACAAAGACACGCCGCCACAAGGCGTTACGGCCCGTGACGGATTCGCGTCCTGCCGCAAAATGTGATTACGCTCCTCGCCCCCTGCAGAGGAGCAAAAATGATTTCTTTCGACATGATCGCCCGCCGCGATCGCTGGCAGTGCCAAATCTGCGGATGTTCGCTCTCGCCCATCGCCCGCGGATCGACCTCAGATCTTGCGCCCGAACTGGATCATCGCATTGCCAAGGCAAACGGCGGCGGCGACACCTGGGACAATCTGCAATTGGCTTGCCGACGCTGCAACCTCGCCAAAAAGGACGGCCCGCCCCAAGGACAGTTGTCGCTATGGCCCACGCCAACCCCCACGACCTGCCCATGGGCCAAGGATGAACGCGCTTTCACCCAACGACGCGACTCGCCGACATGGCGATCACTCGCCGCCGTCATCCGACAGTCGCCAGCCCTGCGAACCGCGCTCCGCTTCCAGGCCGCCCTGCATACGCACAGTAAAATCCACGACCGACGCAGGGCCGCAGATCAGCGAATGGTCGCCAAAGGGTCATAATCCCAGCTGCGCTCGCCGACGGCCCGCGCCTGCATGATGTTCTGGCTCACGTACTCCTTGCGCTCGGTGATCTCGTAATCCGCACCGTCGGCCAGGCAGGCATACTCGAGCGCCTCGCAGATATCGGCGTATTGATTTTTCTCAACCTCCTCGCCGAAACGCTCGGCACCGGCGACGTTCAATTTCCGATATCGGAATCCCGTGTTCAGGCCCGTGCGTATCAACTTGCAGCGCGGCGAGATCAGGATCGCCGGCTCGCCCTCGATCAACTCCGACAACGGCTTCTTCAAAGCCTCGCGGCGCATCGGAATCTTGTTGGTCGGCGCCGCCGTCACCCGAATCCCCGACGTCGCCGTGAAAATCTCCAGCCACGTCTCCTCGCCCTCCTCGCGATCCGCCCCATAGGTCGACGACGGATCGACAATGCCGCGAATCAGCTCAGGCCGCACATAGGGATAATGCGCGTGCAGGTAATCCGCCACCAGCTTGCCGAACCGCCGCGCCCCCATGTTCTGGTCGCCCTGAATCTCGTCGATCACCCGACGCTGCCGGCCATGCGGCGTCAAAACACTCTGAACAAACGCAACCGACGGATACGTCCTGGGGTCGACCCCGATCACGATCGGAACCCCCGGAATCATCTCCAGTTCCTTCGCCGAAACGTGAATGCTGTCGCGGAACTCCGGCATAACCGGCTTGCCCGCCCTCGAGTAGCCCGGCCGGTTCTCGATCATCCTGAACTTGTACCAATCGGGCTGGCCCTTCGCCTGATCGACATAGTAGCCCGGCGGCAAATTCACCAGGTTCTCGGCACCGACAGAAGTGCCCCCCGGCTGGACGAACAGCTCGACGCCATCATCCGCCAACTCCGCACCGCTGCGGGTAAAAATATCGCGATACAACCACGACTCGAACTCGGGCGCGTTGGCGTCGGCAATGATGCCCCACCACGAAGGGCCGCCCTCGGCCATGTCGGGAAACCGGCCCCACCGGCCTTTCGCGAAGTTGTAGACCTCGTACTGCAGCAGATCGAGTTCGTTCAGATAGAAGGCGGTGGGCTCGTACCCTCTCATGAAGTCTTCCGCAGAATTTTCCCCGATCGCCCCGAACTCCGCCGTGAAGTCGACCACCGAGCCATCAGCGATGATGAACTGCAGGCGATGCTTGGCAGGAGCATCGACCGCGCCATTCCATTCGCCGGCGTCCTGCGGGAAGCGTTTAAACCAACTCGGCAAAGTCGTCTTCCACAACGCCCTGTAAGTATCGCGGATCACCGCCAACTTGAACTTCCGCACCGGACGCTGAACGCCGTCGCCGAGGTTGATCGTCCGCCCCTTCGACGGCTGCTGCTGGCTGGCAAGCCTGATCGCCTTCATGAAGGCCGCGGTCGTCTTCCCCGAGCCGACGGGGCCATTGATGATCTGGATGCGGGCGCTCGAGGCCATGAAGCGAGACGCCACCGTCCCAGGTGACTTCCACAAAATGTCGAGGCGGTCAGACATTCTTCCAAATCCGGCCGAGCGCAATCAGGTTGATCGTCGACTTCGACACGCCGAACCGAACCGCCACATGCTTCTGCAATTCCCCCAGCGAGAGCGCCGACCTGATCGCCAAAACCTCGGCCGCCGTCAGCTTCGCCATCCGATGATCTTCCCCCTTGGGGTTGTTCTGCGCAGCCCACGCCCGACGGCCAGGCCACTGCCGACCACGATCAACCATGTCCTGCGCGTTGTCAGCCGTCGTGCCGCCAAGAACATGATCCGGGTTCACGCAGCAGCGCACATCGCACTTGTGCCGAACCACAACGCCAGGTCCCGGCGCAGATCCCGTCTTCACCTCATAGGCCAGATGGTGCCCGTAGCCCCGGCCGCTGTTCGCATAGCCACCCTTCGTGCAGGCACCCAGCCACAGCCGGCACCCCGTGTTCGGCTCCGGGATCGAGCGCTCCTCGAGATACCGCTCAAGCATCACGGCGGACCAGGCATCTTGTCCAGGATCGCCTCCTGTACCGCAATCAACTCAGCCAACCGCGCATTCAACACGTCGAGCTTGCCGTCCAGAACCGTCAACCCAGCCAACAACAAATCAAACCGATCGCCAAAGTCAGGACCATCCCGACCCGCCAGCCGCTCCGCCGCCCTAACCACCCGCAACTGGAAATCATCCATCGCCCGCCTCCAGCCAGCCCCAGTTAACCCGGCGCTTGATCTGCGACACACACGGCGCCGTAACCCCGTAATCAACCGCAATCTCATACTGCTTGCGAGGGTCAGCCCGGATCGCCAATACCTGCGACGCCGTCAGCTTCGACAAGCCTCGAACCTGACGACCCTTCGCTACCATGTCCGCCGCATTATCCGCCGCCGTGCCCACAAACAAATGATCGGGATTGCAGCACCGCGCCACGTCACAGCGATGGCAAACAAACTCGTCCGAACGCAACGGACCATGCAATTCAATAAATAATGCCCGGTGAACCTTCGTCTTCCGACGGCCCCCAACAGCCCACATCTGACCGTAACCGCCGCTCTTGAACCGCGACCCCTGCCACAGCCAGCAACCAGTGACAGCATCAACCGTCACGTTCAGACGCACCCTCTCAAGGATCGTCTTCAACTTCCGTACATAAACTCCCCGGGGCATCCGAAAAAATAACAGCCGGCGGTTCTAAAGTCCGGAAGCGCGCAAAAAAAATCCTGAAATCGCGATCAAGCAGGGTCGTACACCCGTGAGGACGCGGCGCCGGCGCAAACCCGGGGTACCCCCTCGCGAGCGGCTCTCGCTGTGGTGAGTGAGTGCCCAGTTTCGGTGTGAGTGTATATCGATGACGTATATTGGTGGTGCGTGTATGCCCTAACCCATTGATATACATGCACAATGTGCGTGTGTTGAGCGCCTGGTTAGGGCAATGGACTGTACATGGGCAGGCAATGCGCCTGCTACTCCCCCCCTGTAGGGCGGGCTGCCATGGGAGGAGTGACAGGTGTCTCACTC